TGAAAAGCTGAGGTGCCAAAAGTACCCGGGTATTTATACTTTTTCGGCTCGGTGGCTTAGATTGACCGGTCACCCACCCCTGGGAGATCGAAAACACGCTTTACTCTGCGCCACTCAGACGCGTATAACCTTAAACAGGGGCTTAAGGGGTAAACGCGTAACGCGTCTAACAAGGTTGTGTATATCCTAACATGCCTGTTAGGGTCTGTTGTCGAAGACGTAGAGTTCGGTAGGTCCTCTGGGCGGGGATAGGCGAAGCCGTTACCGTATTAGATTAGGGCGACCGCACTGCAATTTATTGCAGGGCGATAGTCGACCAATCAATACACTCCCCATGATAACATTATATATAATAATACTTGGATTAAAAAAAACCGAACCCCTGATAAAATATTCGGGACGCGACGTCGCAGTATTACTTACTAGAGCGACGTCCCACGTCCCAATATTTAAAAAAAATATTAAATGGATTATAATAATGCAAATAGAAGATTCCTGCAATATTATCGTCCCGTGCGAGACATCCAACGAAGGTACCCGCAGTTGGTTGGCCCGGCATTGGCTGCTGGTGCTGTGTACGGTTTTAATAGTCTTCGGCGCAGGATCGGCCAGTTTGGTAAAAGCTTATATGGCCGTGCAGTAGTTGGAGCTTTTCATTCTTTAAAAAAAAATAATATGGCGAAAGGCAAAAGACGTACACCACCAACTCCAAAGAGTCCTCGTCGAGTTAAAGTTAAGACAATGCAATATGCTAAGAAAGCTAAAAGTGTTAAAGGAAAAGGGAAGTCTTATAGTGTAAAGAAGACTTACCGTGGCGGACACCAGTTGTTGGATGCTGTTGCAATTCCAGAGCGACGTCCCGCCACTACTGGAGGTGCTCCAAACACAGGTTATGTTGTTGCTAAAAAGAAAGTTAACAAGAAGAAACAGTCGAAGTTTGCCAGACTTGGTTTTGAATATAAGATTGAGCGTTCAGGTAGTGCTTTGAAGCCTGAATCGCTTTATGTTGGTCATAACAGTATTCCTCGTAATTGGGCAGCAACTATGTTGTTTGGTGCTATTATAAAGAAGTTATTTCAGCGTGTTGGTTGTTTGCCAAGTGATCCGACCAAGAACATGCCTTTTGTTAATAGTGCTGATACTTTGCAGTTGGTTTACAAAGTTAGAACAACTGACGGAGAAATTACAGCTAATGCTACGTTTTTGACTATGGGTGGTACATCTCTTGGTGCTGCTATTAATTGGTGGTCGAATTGGATTACTACTAATCAATGGCCTCAAGAGTTAGAATTTGTTGCTTTACAGTTTTTGCCTGATACAGTTGGTAATGCTTCAATTTTGAAGTTTCAACGTATTAATTTGCGTACAAGTTTTGTGAAGATTAATAGTCAAAGTATTATGACTATTCAGAATACATCTGTTGGTTTATCTGCTAATCCGAGTGTTGAATCTTTGGACGCTACTAGTTTGCGTGGATTTGTGTATGAGGGTAAAGGTTCTGGTACCATTTATGCAGCTGATGGGACTACGTATACAGTTCCTTTTTATGGCGATGGTTACGGAGTTATTAATGCTGATTCCACTGTTGCTAATAGTTTGAAAGAACCTCCACAAGCAGTATTCTTTGCTGATGTTAAACGTTATAACAATGTTTTGTTTTCTCCTGGAGAGATTAAACGGTCTGTTTTACGTGATTATTTTACGATTAGTGTGAATAAGATGGTTCGTCATTTGGTTGCACATTTGACTCCACAGAGTGGTTTCTTTCCATTTTTGTTAGGCAAGTTTAAGTTTATGGGTCTTGAAAGAATGGTTGATTTTCCAGGAGAAGGTGATCCAATTAGTTTGAATTGGGATCATCAGTTGAACATTGGAGCATATCTTATTGGTGGATATGAAGATATTACTTGTCCTTATGTTATTGATGCTTAAAACATCCTAATTGGTATATTAATGAAATAAAAACGACGACGGATAGCTTGAGCTAGTACTGGGTCATCAAAGAGTTGTTCTGGAGTGTAATTGCTAGTGACAATGAAGTGTTTTGGTCTGATTTGCATGGAAGAACCTTTTGACTCTGCCATGAAACAATATTTATCAGCCCAAATCTTCAAATAATGACCCAATACTTTTGTATCCAGATCGTCCAGGAGAACATTCTCTTCGCCTTGATATCCATCCCACCATTTGTTTTGGGCTTTCAGGTAAAGCGACGTCCCATAATTCGCACGGGCATAGTGACTTTTGCCAGTACCAGGAGGACCATGAATCCAGATGCCAGCTACACCATCCAAGTCAGCAGGTTTAGACATGTTGTCCATAGCAATAGCTTTAAGAGTTCGATAGTACTTGATGTAAACGTCTGGAGGAACATCATCCAAAGCTCCGACTTTAGCTTTTTCTTTGGCTAGTGCCCAGTCTGTCTTGGAGTTTCGATTGAAAGCCTTCTCTCCAAGGCTAAAACGCGTTCCTGGAATGGCCGTATCGTCCTTGTGGACATATGTCTCTGCTGCTGCTGAGCGGCTGGGTTCTGCATGTACTCTGGTTCCAAATAGTTTGCGAACTGCTGCAAGTCTAACCGCACGCTTGAAAGAGCAGAATAGTTGCCAGTGTTCTCGATTGGTGTTGGAGCCAATCTCCTTCTGACCGGTGAGCCATTGTACTCCACTGTAGTCCTGGTCAAGTGTATTTGGCGGCGACCATGAAGTACCATTGTTTGCGTCATTGATCGTGAGTAGCCAGTAGCGCGCTTGTTGGTTGGAGTTTGAAGATTGCGGCATAGTCCCATTTAATAGAAAGAGTAAAAAAAATAGCTTAAAAAAAGTAGTTGTTGAAAAGCTGAGGTGCCAAAAGTACCCGGGTATTTATACTTTTTCGGCTCGGTGGCTTAGATTGACCGGTCACCCACCCCTGGGAGATCGAAAACACGCTTTACTCTGCGCCACTCAGACGCG